CTGCCGTAAACTTTCCCAAGTTCATCTTTGTACTCGCTCATTTCGATAACTTAGGGCGGCCAAATGTTATGTTTGCATCGGCCTTGATGTCTTGATTTCTCCATGACCAGCACTCGCTGTTCTCTTCAAAACAAACCCAAACAAGATCGTACTCTGGCCCGTAGTCGATCAGGACATGAGCAAGCGCCTTGCCGTTAGGTGTAATCACCGGGATTGCAGGATTGAGTTGCAATAACATCACAAGATCCTTGGCTGGTTTGGTTCATTTTGTCTTCATGATTTTTGGTATCTTGCTCACGCACAGGTATAGCTCTTTTGTTTGTTGGTCTTCTCTGCAGTCTAAATAGATTCCGTTCTTGTGGTGCAACTCAGGTGAGACAATGATCATGCCCTCGGGATCTTCATAGCAGAACCCGCAAAGCTCATCATCAAGATCAGACCGCCTCACCCATCCAAAAGTATAGTGCCACCCCGAGCACCGTAATTTGTCCACGACTTCTTCTTCGGGTTCTTCTTTCTTGGACCTACTGACGGCACTTGATAGCAAAGCGAGTAATGCTCTGAACAATAGGAAATCTTTTCTTTCAGCGCGCCGCAATATATCGGGTGATACGGGTCGACGTTGAGGATGTATCTGCATGACGTGCTCTTCAACTGAAATAGTGTGATGGATCTTTTGCTCTTCTTTTGAGTCGTCGTCTCAAAGATTGATAGGGGCTCGCACCTTGATTGGGGCTCTCTGGCAATCATATGAGGTTTCGCCACAGGCGACGGCCACTCGAACACTTTCTTCCTAGCCACCGATGCTCGATTTAATTTTAATCCAGCCATGCGGGCTCTTGTTACACGCCCTATAACTGCGTTCTTCGTCACACCAAGCTCGTCGCCGATCTGCTTTGCCGTTTTGTTTTTCTCCCACATCCTCAACATCTTTTGCGTTATGAAGTCAAAATCTTCAATTCTTTTCCCCATCCCTACCTCCCAAGTTTTTCCAATACCAAGTCAACCGTTAGCCATATAGCTATGGCCGACCAAAGGGACGCCAAGGTGGCGGCGAAAGTCGCCACCACCACAAGTAAAACCATCAGGTATTCCATCATCACCGAAGTGCTCCTGCCCATGACGGCACATTAGATGCCGCTGCCATCCGAATGTATTGTTGCTTGTAGCGTTCAGCTTTGCGGGTCAAACGCTTGTTCCATCCACCCCAACCCGCAACATGACACGCCGCCATCTGCGAGTAGGTTCTTGCTCCAACAGACAGGCATTTCTCCATGTGAAGAATGCCCGCTGTGATCTGCGCCTTGCAGTCCCCATGGAGGTTGTGGATCCCCAACGCACGCGCGCTGGAAGGTAGAACCTGTAGTGGGCCTACTGCCCGTCCGTGGCGCGTCTGCGGCCCAAGGACGTGGCACCTAAAACCGCTCTCCAACTTTGTTAGCCGCAGAGCTGTGTTGACGTGTTGCTCGCCGAGGCGGGTTCTAGCTTCTTTTGCAACTGCCTTTGCGACCGATTGTTTACTTGTGTCAGACATTGCCCCTACGCTGAGGGATCCTGCCCACGACGGCGTATCTGGCGCCACCAATCCTTTACTCCAGTATTCTTTATCCTTGCGGAAAAAGTCTGCTGCTGTTTCCTCACTCGCGATGACTGTCATCGTGAACGAGATCAGGACGGCTGTCACTACTGCCGTTTTGAACATTCGCATTCTCCTGCTTGCGGGGTGCTAGTCGCCTTGCCATAGCGACGATGTCATCCTCTAGGGTTTCGTCTCCTGCTGTTGCAAAGGAAGCCGCAAATGCAAAGTAGTTGATGCCATCAATGTATGTGTCTGCTTTGTTGCGGCGACCTTCCAGCCTACCCAGTTTAACTGCGTGAAGGATCATTGCAACCTCATAGGGCGTTACAGGCTTGCCGAGGATAAGAGTAGCGATCTTCGCCTGGCGTGTGAGTGTTGCCTTCATGTCGCCATATTGAGCGCCACGATCAGCGAACATCTCATTCGCTGAGTGCATAATGTTTTCGTATTCCATTTTGATCCCCCTTATTTACCGTCCCAGAGTTTTACTTTGGCGACGACTGTGTAATTAAAAGCTATTGGTCCGTGGTTTTTTAAAACTCGCGTGTGCGGGTCTGGATACCATTCATCAACAACAATGTACCCAGCCTCAACAAGTTGCCGCATGAAGGCGTCCGCAGTAGGCAGAGGATGTGTAGCAATGATCCTATGAATCAGAGGTCCTTCACGCACAGGCATATTCAAGATAACTTCAAACTTGTGCATCTTCTCTCCGGTGATGTGGGGCGCCCGAAGGCGCCCCTTTTAATCAACCGAACTCGTCCTCATCGACAACGGGCGCAGGCTTCTGAGCGGGCGGAGCCGCACGAGTAGAGCCAGTGGACGGTGGGATAGACTTCGGAGTTGGTGCAGCAGCAGCAGGTGCTGCTGAGCGTGAGTTTGCCACAAGATCCTTCGGACGCGACACCCAAGCCGCGATCGAGAACACAGGGCGATAGTTGGTTGACTTCTTTGAACCCGATCCGCTTTCGATCGGCACAGTCTCGTCGAGAACAACGACCGGCAGCTTACCAGCGTTCTCCTTCACACCAGCCACATACAGATCGTGGAGCGCATCAACGCCGCCAAGGAATGCGACAGACGTTCCTGCAAGTTCACGGCAGTCGCCGCCAACTTCAGCGCCCAGCTTCACGCACATGCGCAAGCCGTGCTTGTATTCGTCAGAGGGCTTCTCGCCTTCATCAGAACCTAACGGAACCATCTTGAACTCAGGAGCAGATCCCGCAGCGAATTTAATCCACCCAGTCTCTACGTTATCAAAGTCAAAGACAGCTTTGAAGTTGCGAGTGATGTCGACTGACGTCTTAACGCCGTCTTCACTATCAACACGAAACAAGCGGCCAGCGCGTGCGTCGTATTTGATGATCGGCAAGAAGTTTCCACCACCACCGCCGCCGAGATTAAATCCAAGTGCCATTTTCATTCTCCACTTACAATGCGCTGATCTGGCTCAACGCTCGCCTTCGCCCACGCGGGCAATTTCTACAGACCCCACACCTCAAACGCTGCTTGACGTGCCATTGGGTCTGAAAAATAGAAGCTGTCTATATCAGGCACAACCAACGAGGCAAGCTCGTTCGGGTCTTTGCTGATCGACAGAAACCTTTGTATCGTGAGCGCAATGCGCTCCAATGCACGTACGTGGCTCTCTACGTTCTCCAGTGTATATGTCGCGACCTTCTTCGTCGTTATATACGACAGTCGCGGGCTGATGTTATTGCCAAGAGCCGCAGCATACAGCGCGACCTGACGTGCATGATTGATCTTGATCTGCATTGGCAACGCATGCGTCGTCTTGATGTCGAGCAAGATGCCGTGGTCGTCCCATGCAATGTCGTAGAAGCCGATGAATGGAACCATCAACCCCTCAACCTTCCACTCGATCTTGCCTTGCGTCGACGACGGCGGTCCATATGGGCGAAGCTCGGTCAGACCTTGCTTCACCATGTCCTCAATGCTGTTGCTTTCTTTCTCACGCCGAGGATCGCCGCTCAATGCAGTCAAACGACCGAACGTGCTCTTGGCTTTCTTGATTGCCTCTTCATCGCTTGCACCCATAAGACCGTGCACAACACCTTCTTCAACAGCATTGCCACGATGCGCTGCTGCGCCGACTTTGCTCTTCCTTCCCATCACGCGCTCAAGCACATACATTGCTGGCGAGCCTATGAAAAGATTACATGAAGATGGCGACAAATGTTGGATATTGTAATGCTCGAATGGGTTCATTTGGTTCTCATGTTTTTTCGATTTGCAAAGATTGGACTTTTTACAAAAGCACGTCAAGGGAATTTTTGTCCAACAACCCAATTGACTTATTGGATAAAATGTCCAACGATTGCGAATGAGCACAAATCACCTCGACTGGGACCTCATAGACAAGCTGGCTGAAAAGCTAGAGGTCGAATACTGGGCGCGTCGTAAATGGCGCCAACGCAATCATGTACCCCACAGGTGGCGTCTCGCGATCATCGCAGCCGCTAGGGGTAGGATAAAGCCTGAGCACTTTCAGGCGATGGACAGAAAACAAAAGAGGAATGCAGCTTGACCAATCCAGCTTGCTACATGGGCGTCGACCCCGGCAATTCCGGCGCGGTCGCGTTTTATTTAGCGGAGTATACACAGAACATAGCGTCTC